GGGTTTGACAAGAAAGAACTACTGGAATTGAACGAAGACGAGAAGCGGGTCCGATTGTCCCCTGACGGGCTAGTCGTAGCGAACTACTTGGTTTGAAGGAATATGCCCATGGAAAAACGCATTTGCCAATACTGCGGACGTGACGAGGAATGCGACCTTGAACAAGGTTGCCCACTTTCGACACCGCCCAAAGACGAGACGCCCGCTCAGGAGGCCGACGCGAAGTCGGATTAGACATGTGGCAGCCGATTGAGACAGTTCCGAAGGACGGAACGACTGTCGATCTGTGGGCGCAGTCTCTTGCCGAGCGCGACAGAGACGATCTGCATCCCTGCACCGGGTTTCGCGTGCCGGATGCGTGCTGGTGGGATGGCGGCTGGCGAAACACTGACGGCAATCCGCACCCGTACCTAGAAGGCTTCACAAACCTCCGCTTCACCCATTGGATGCGTCCTCCCGATCCGCCGAAACAGAATTGAAATTTTTGTGGAGATAGGCCCATGCGCTGTGAACCATGGATGAACCGAGCGCCGAGCAATCCGCCGACGCCACGTCAAGTTGCGGAAGCTGACCTGCGACACTGGCAGGCCGAGCACCGCAACGCACAAGAGCGGCTGCTTGAGTGCGACCGCAGAATCTCCGAGGCGCGAGACCGCCTCGCCAAGTTGGATTAGCCCGCCATGATCACAGATAATAATCGCAGCTTTTTGAAGCTACTCCTGCGGTCCCCCGACATCGGCGACGGCTGGCGTCAGGTTTCGGATGTCGTCTGGCCGCTCGTATCGGGGTTTGACAAGAAAGAACTACTGGAATTGAACGAAGACGAGAAGCGGGTCCGATTGTCCCCTGACGGGCTAGTCGTAGCGAACTACTTGGTTTGAAGGAATATGCCGCCAATTCGCCAGCGCGCCGAACGTCGAAACAAAAACGCCGCCCCGAGGGCGGCGCTTTCATTTTCGCTTCGGCTCGCATCACGCGCCCGGCGGTTTTGTCTTGAGAGCCTCGAGCATCGAGGGGAATCCCAGACCGGCCAATGTGCCGAGCACGGCTGCGTACGCCGTGTAGGCGCCAGCGAATTCGAAATTGATGATGAATTGATTCAGTCGGACGGGAGTGGATCGGTCTTGGTTTCCTCGACCACCCTCGCCTGCCGAGCAGCCGTCATGGCGTGATGGACCCGGGAAGCATCCGTACGGAGGATCCCTGTCTGTTCGTAACTGAAGGCGAGCCGGACGAGCGTGCCCTTGATGCTGAAGCTCAGGATGGCCCGATCGGGCGTACAGAGATCGAAGGACACGAGCTGCGCGGGCGACGGTGTCGGTCATTTCAGTGCGGCGGCTTGAGGCTGGCAATCTGGATCAGCCAGGTCACCCCAGAACCGATGATTCCACCCACGACCGCATAAAGGGTATAAGCGAGCTTCGCGGCGCCGCGGGCCTCCGCCCGTTTCTCGCGGTAGTCATCGGTCAACGGTTTCATCTCGTCGACCTTGGCCGTGAGCGTGCGCACGGCGTCCGAAGTTGCTTCGACAATGTCGTGAACGACGCGGTGCTCGCGGGTGGAATTTTCTTCGAGCGCATCGATCCGCTTGAAGAGCGTCTTGATCTGCTCTTCGATGCGGCCGATGACGCGACTCAGGTTGTCGAGATCCCGGTCCGTCCCCGCCATTTCCGCCTTGACCTTTCGTTAATTGCGGCCACGGCAGAATTGCCCTAGCCATCTGTGAGCGTTGACGCGCTTACTGATGGTCAGGGTCGGCGCAGCGTTGCGAGCGCTCGCGCCGGCCCGCTTATTTGAACAATTTGAATCCAGCCGGCGCAGAGCTCGTTACCCTGGCGACGATCTGCTGAGATTGCGCGACGAGACTACCGAGCGTCTGATCCTTGCCCTTGGATCCTGCCGAAGACCCGAGCCAATAACTCACCACGGCGCCGAAGGCCGTCGAGAGCGAACCGACCAGCATCACGATCACCTGGTCGGTCGAACCGGGCGGCCGGACCATCCAGAGCATCAGGATGGCGATGAAGCCCGCTACCACCATGCCGGATACAACCGGCGCGCCCCAGGCGATCGCCGACCCGCTCTTGGCAAGATCAATGGTCTGCGCCCGTGCAGACTGGACGTCCGCGAGCTGCGCTTCCCATTGCCGCGCTTCGGCCTCGTGCTGGGCTTTCGCCATCTCGGCGAGCGCCGGCCATTTCGCAGTTGCTTCCGCTTCCGCCGCTTTGATCTTTTCGAGCGCGACCTGTGGGTCGGCCGAGTTGATCGCGTCTTGAACAACCTCCGGCTTCGGCTCGACGCCGAAGGCTTTGGCGAGCAGGTTGCCGGCGGCCTCCCCGATCAGAGCACCGCCGGGCACCGGGATCATCGCGCCGACGATCTTGCCGAGCGTCGGGGCGCCGGCCGCCACCAGCGGCCCGGCAAGGTCTTTCCAGTCCATGATCGTTCTCCGTTCAGACGTTCGCCAGCGCTTGATCGAGCGCTGCATATGTTGCGTTATCGATGAGACCCGTCGCTGGGAGCTTCTGCGCTTGCTGCAGGGCCTTCAATGTCTTCATCCCGAGTTCGCCATCGATCGCACCAGGATCGACCCCGCCGGCCTTCAGCGCGGCCTGCAGACGCGCGATCCGGGACTGCAGCGTGAGATCGGTCGCCAGAGCCGGTTGCGGCTCGCTGGCGGGCATCTCCGTGGCAACGGCCGCCGGTGCGCCGCCGAACGCGATGGAGGAGTCCAACTCACACAGCGCCTTCAGGACGGCGCAGGCGCCGATCTGCTTGTCGTAGACGTCAGCCTTCCAGACGTGATCGGCGATGTATTTCCCGCCCTTTGGATCGTCGTCCCAGGAGCCGTCGGCGTAGTGATTGGTGTGCGACCAGAGGTAGGGCGACGGCACGCCTTTGTTGCGATAGCCGAAGCCGTTGTAGCCCTCGAGCCGAAAGAGCGTTTTGCCGACCGACCAATCCGTCTCGCTGTCGAGATGTTCGAGCTGCAGGCTGTCGCGGATCGAGTCCTGCTTGGTGGCGAATGGGCCCCGACCTTTTGGCACGATGCTCGTCATCCTGCCGGTCCCGATGATGAGCTCGCCGTTGTGGAGACATCCTTTCGGATTGAGATTGCATTCGCGCAGATCGCAGAGACCGATGAACCACCACGGTACCTGCCAGAAGCCGGAATAGACGGCCTTGTTCGCAAGGACCCGCTCGGCCTGCTTTCTGACCTGATCGGCGTCGAAGTCGATCGCGCAGGTCGACCATAGGTTCTCGTATTCCGCAGCGAGCGCGGGCGTGAATTGCATCGCCGATGTCCTGATCTATCTGTGGAAATTAAGTTTGCATCCGGCGAAGCCGCTGGGCTGCCAGCCGACGTACCAGATGACGCGCCGGCCTGAGTAGCTGACGAACGGGAGAGGAAAGGCGAGCCAGATCACGCTCCATTGCCAGCCGATCTCACCGATGTCGTCGCGCTGCACGGTCCCGACAGGCGCTTTGCCTGTGACCGTATAATTTCGATCTTGCACACCGATCACGAAGCAACGGAAGTTCTGCAGCGGGTTCCTGACCACATTCCAGACCAACCAACGCCGCCAATACGGCCATTCCGGATGATAGTCAGGCGCATGGTCGACGGTCTGCTCGGTCTCATTTTGAAACCACCACAGTGGATTGATCTTCTTCAATATCGAGATCGGTACGCGGCCCGATACGGTCGCGCTGCACCGGTCTGCGCTCACGATCCAGGATTCCATTTTCTGAGCTTTCAGCGGAATGACGATCGATCTCGATAAATCGCCCACACGTACACGACGGAAAACATCGCGAGCCGGAGCGCCCTGCCCGTTCCTTCCGCCTTCATCATCTGCAGAAACAACAGCGCTGCCTGCTTCCAGGTTTTTGCTGCCGGATGCGGTTTGCCACTCGCCAGCGCCGTACAGAGCACGTCATGCAATACTGCGGCGCGAGAGTAAGAGCCCCACGCCGGCAGCAAAAAACGCAGCCGAACAGGAACCGTTGCGCCATCGGTGATGAAGCCTGCCTGTGCCTCGATGTCGCCGTAGCGGATAAGCGATTCCAGCCGCCATGTTCGGCCGCCGAGATCGATCTGGGTGATGGTCAACCGGCCAGCAAAGCAGGCCATCAGACAGCCTCGACGATCTCGAAGCCAGCCGTCGCGTGCTGGTAGATCAGTAGCTGCATCTCCGGCAGAGTTTTGATCGTTCCGAGAAAGCAGCGGTCATTCAGATTGTCGGTGTCGCTCCGATCCGGGATGACGATAACCTGCTTGTCGAGGTTAGAGATCTTGCGCAGACGTCGAATGGCCGGATAGTCGGCTTCAGGGATAAGCCCCAATGTAAAACGGAAATACCGCACCGGTTTACGCCGGTTGAAGTAGCCTGTGCCTCCAAGCGAGTCCTGCCGTGGCGTATTCGGCGTCACACCTTCCGCATTCTGTTCTGTGAAGTTATAGGTCGGCGTCCATGTCGTTCCCATGAACAGCCGGCCAAGTTCGACATAGCCGTCCGCGTTGGTCTGATCGTCGAATTCGAACAACCAGTACCGCGCCGACGTGTCGCTGTCGAACAAATGAAAGGTCGCCGCTCCGATGTCGTCCGGATCATCGGCCGGATAGCCGGGAATCGCGAGCCATCCGGTCGTGCCGGCCTGCGTCGTGAACGCGTCCGAGTACCAGGTGATGCGATATCGCGCAGACGCACTCAGATTCGCGTGCGTGACCGCGAGCGTGCGGAATGTCTTTGAGGTCCCCAGATCGACATTGAACTGCGTAGCGCTGAGCCCGACACCGGACGAGCGCGCTTTCTTAGAAGGCCGAGGATCCTGTAGGTTGGACAGCGGCACGGTCCAAGTGCCGCCGGTCAGCAGCACGGCGTCTGCATCATCGGCGGCGTTGTCGTAAACGATATTGACGCGGGTTTCGGTCATCCAAGCCTAGCCCCACAGCTCGAATTTGACGTTTTCTTGCGCGTATTGATCGATGCGACCAAGCACCGCGAACGGCTTTCCATCAGCAAGCCCGAGCCTCGGATGCGTGAGCGTGATGGAGTCGCCCGGATTAGCACCCCAGGCATCGCGCAGAGGCAACGTCAGGTCGTACATTTCGCGTTCGGCGGAATAGAGAGCCAACAGACGCGTGGCCTCGGCCGCCGCGTCGGCAGCATCGACCAGATAGGTTTTTAGGGTCATTTCCGGGGCGAGCAGGTGCTTCGTCTTGACGCTCGAATCGTCGGCCGTCGTTGCGCGAAACTCGGTCGCCAGAAAGGCCCGCCGTTCAGCCGAGACAGACCCGGCCAGCTCCGAGTCGCCTTGCACGTGGAAGATCGGCGCGTATTGCAAATTGATACGCCACGACGGGATCGGCGCATCGACGCGATCGAGCGAGTCGGTGATCGCCGACGTATCCAGGTCGAAAGACAATGCAGGCGTCGCACTCGGCGCCTCGAAACGGCCAACAACGAACGAACCGTCCGCGTTCGGGAACATCCAGCCGCCGATCGAATCCAGCACATCCTGGATGGCCGTCAACGTCGTGCGGTCGTCGTCGACAAGATAGCCGCATTCCGCGTCGTTTTTGACGTCGAGTTGATCGAACGAGCCGGACACGTAATCGCTCGAAGTCATCCCGGCGGCGATGAGCATTCGCTTTGCGAGTTGCGCCGCCGTTCGGGCCGCTGCATCGGCACCCTCGGTCAGATCAGCGGTGACCGCGAAGGTCGGCACGCCGCCGAGCCGGATCAATCCAGATGTCGTGCAGGTTCGGTAATGCCCAGCGGAAATCGTAGCCGCCTGCAAAGTCGCAATATCGGCATCATCTCCGTCGGACGTAAGGGCAGCGCCGCCGTCGTAGACCGCATCGACCGATTGCAGCGCGCTGTCGGAAGCGAGATAGATCAGGTCGTACGGATTGGCGGGCTGCAGCAGAACATTCTTACAGGTACCGAAGATGCGCTGCTTGATCTGACCCTCGAGATCGGCATTACCTTCCGCGGTCGCGCCTGAGCTTGTGGTTGTGCCGGCAAAGCGCGTCGTCAGCAGCGGCTGCTCCAAATCGGAGAGGCGATCCGCGATCTTCAGCGCAAAGGAATCGAGCGGCTTCACCGATGTCAGGCGATCGAGCCGGCCATTGAACAGGATCGATGCCCCGGCCATCGTTCTTTCATGCGCAGGCTGCGCGAGTATCTTGATCGGGCGACCGTCCCAGCCATAGGTCAGCCAATCGTCGATCAGATTGCCATTACCAGGATCGCCGGAGGCGACAACAATGTCGCCGTAGCCGACGCTGGATTTGCCGCGCGTCGTTCCCTGGCTGAACAGGTGACGTTCGAAGTTGCCGGGATCGATCACGCGTGGAGCGTAATACGTATTCGTCGGCGCGTCGGTCGGACTCGACAGAAAACCGTCCGTGGAAAGATAGAACGTCTGGATCTGCGTTCCGTCATGCGCCTGCACTTCGATCAGGAAATTATGATCGCCGGTTGGACCGGTGACGTCTTTGATCGACCAGCCGAGGACGGTGAAGCGGCCGGTCGCGACCGCGAACGCCAGATCGAAGAGTGTCGCCTCGGCGGAAAGCGCAAAATCCGCTTTCTGGGCCGGCATGGACAGCAGGCCAACGACCGGCTGTGCGTTCAACGCAAAGGCGGCCACATTGACGGCCGCCGCGATCTCTGCATCTTCGCCCAATAGCGTGAAGCTGCCGAAGCTGGCGGCGATTTGCAGAATGCCGGCGATCGCTTGCCCTGCCACTGCGAAGGCACCGCGATCTGCGGAATCGAAAGACTCGGCGAGATTTTCGACGGACAGCGCCGCCGAATAGGGACCGACCGTGAGCTCTGCCGCCCCCGCTACGGCTTTCCCAGAGATGGCGAAAGTCGCAGGGCCGCAGGCGAGCGACGGCGCGAATTCACCGACGGCGAATTCGGCTGTGGCAAAAAAAGCGAGCATAGGTCAGCTACGGCCAGGTGATCGTCGGCAATTCGGCGATGAAGTCCGCAACGGTCGGCTGAGGCCGCGTGCCCGCCTGCACCTTGGCTAATTCGGTGTAGGCGTAAGTCCAAACATCATCGCGCCATGCGATGAAGGTCGCGGCTTCGCTTGCCCATTGCGTATTGGTGCTTGCGGCATAGGACGCGCAGGAGACGGCGTCGTTATATGATCGCTCTTGCGCGACGGCGTCGATATGAGCCTGGATTGCCGCGGCGTAATCGGCTTGTGTCGGAGGCGGCGGCTCCGGCTCGACAGGCGGGGCAAACACGCCGCCCGAGTAAGTCCAGCCGATCTGGGCTTCGTTGTTCGCGACCCACATTTCAGGATTGGGCCAGCCGTCCGGAATGCCTCCATCGAAGACCGCCCGATTCACGACGATGCCATTGTCGATTTGCACAAAAATCGTCATTGCGAGCAGAACTCCGTGATGATAGTTATTCCGGGCGCGCCATTGCCGCCCGCGGCATTCGTGGCAGAATTTTGCGAAGCAGCGCCCGAACCGCCAGCACCGTAGCCTCCAGCGTTGTGACCGGCGACGGAATTAGCGTTTCCAGCTACGGAGGTGCCTCCTGCGCCAAATAATGTCGACCCCCCGGAACCTGCTGCGTAATTTAAGAAGAGAGGCGTTGCGCTCAAATATCCAAATCCGCCTGTCCCCGCGGCTCCCGATGGAGCAAAGTCGCCCGTGCCGCTCACAGCTCCGGCTGATGGAGGCCCGACCGATCCAGAAGTCGTAAAATTGCCGCCGTTCCCGCCATTCGCGGCGCACAACGTTCCGACGCTCGTGCTGCCGCCAGCACTTCCATTGTTCGCTCCGGCCGGCCCAGCCGCACCGGCTGCGCCGATGGTGACAGTTTGCGATGCACCGATTTGAGCGGCCGTCTTGATAGCTCGCGAGTAGCCTCCTGGCGCGCCGCCGGCGGCCGCTCCGGTAAACCCGGCGGCCCCCGCTATCCCGCCGCCACCACCGCCTCCTCCGACGCACTCGATGATAGCGAAGAGCAACTTGGAATCGGGCGTATAAGTCCCCGAAGAGGTGAACTGTTGGGTACGAACAACGCCGACTGCGGACAGAGCGTCGCGGAGGGCTGCCATATTCGCTGCCGCCACCCCAGTGCCGCCGGCCGCGAGCGGCAATATATTCAGGCTCCAATTGCTCGATCCATCGGAGACAAAGCGAAGAATCGGACGTCCAGACGAGATAACGACCGCCGTCGTTCCGCCGTTGACCGTATCGGTGCCGCCCCGCTGGATCGTAAGAGTGTCTGTCGAAGACGTTACGCCGCCCGATGAACGGTCGATAATCTCGATGATGTCGCCGTTGCTGTAGGCATTCGCAGCCGGCAACGTTAGCGTACGCGCAGCAGTGAAGGCCGTCGTAAGCAGGACGCGTGCAACGCGATCCGTCACGGTCGCGGACGCATCTCCGACTGTCTGCACCGTGCCCTTAATCACCTCGCCCGGCGCGACCGACCGCAGCGTCGCCGCGCCAGACAGGTTGAGCTTGCTCGTGCCGTGCACGCCGGAGATTTTCGATTCCAGCACCGTGTCGCGCGACACGGTGGTACCGGATAGCGTCCACGCGCCGATAAAGAGCTCGTAATCGAGCCCGTCCTCCAGCATCCAGTAGTATTTCTTCCCGTCGACCGCGCCCGCTTCCGCCGGCGTGTTGAACCGATCCGACACGAGCGTGTCGGCGGTCACGGTCCCGGTGCCGGTCGTCGCGATTGACATCGCGACCCGGTTCAAAATTCCAGGCATGTCTGGCTATCTCGATGTGAGAATTAGGACGAGAGCGGCGCGGCGCAGATCGCAGCGGCCTATGCGGCCACATCCTTCGGCGGTGCACCGACCTGGTGCTTTACGAAGCGCGCGAGCGTTGCCATGCGCTGCTGCAGATCGTGGCAACCCTCCTCGGCCTCGTGCATCTTTTGCCGGAGTGGTTCGAGCTCTTCCTTCTCGATCCGCTCGATCTCGGCGCGCTTGGCCTCATAGGCCTCGCGGGAAGGCCTGGCAGCAGCCATCCGCTTTTCGAATTCGGCCTTCACCCGCCAGAACTCGGCGCGCGCTTCGTCTTGGGTCGGCATCTTGAATTCGGCCATGACGGCGTTCCTTTGAGGGAAGAAAAATGAAGCGTTATTGCGCGAGTGGGGTACCGCTCACGCGATCAGGCGACGGCGAGTCGCTGATCAACGAAGCGGCCACGGACGCGCGATGGATGGCGTCTGCGATATTGGCCGCGGTCGCGGATTCGAATTCGACGGTGTAGAACTTTTCGCTGACGCGCCGGCCTGCAACGACCTGATGCCGCCAGAAATGCAGCACGACCTTGTGATCGATCGTCAGCACCTCAATCCCCGGTAAATTCTCCGGCGTGTTGAAGATCGCGATCGTTCGAGAGAGGCCTAATCGCGCCGTCGGTAGGAGAATATCCATATCGATGCCCTTACACCAGCTGAAGCACGCCGTTCACGGCCGAGAAGTCGACCGTGAACGAGTTACCATCCGTGATCGTCAGCGACGTGGCGTAATCCCAGAACAGCAGCAACGGATCCGCCGGCGACGTCGGCGTATCGTTGAAGAACACAGGATAGCGGAAGGGACCGATCGACCCCCCGGACGCGGTGAAGGTCACATCCGCGACCACCAGCTTGTACGTCCCCGAACTCTGCGCGGACGACGATTGCGTCGCTTGTGCGCCGCCCGCCGTATAGCCGTTCCCGGCGCTGATCTCCGTAAGGTCGGCCTTGACCGCATTGGTCGCGACAGGCGCCGTATTGCACAGCATGACCATCAAGGTATCGGACGCGAGGTTATGCACCTTCTCTGCGATATCCTCGACAAACTGATTGAACTTTGATGCTGCGGCCATGACGGCTGGCTCCTGCTAGAGAATACGAGTTGATTTTCAGGATTTCGATCAGGACGCGCGAACGCGATGCATGCGCTTGCGCGTCTCGTCGGCATAGGCATTGCCGGTATCGATGCCATCGCGCACGGCGATGAGCCCCGCCATGTTGGCTTGCGCGTAGCGCGAATTCTCCCGCCGCAGATCGGCAACCTCTGCCCGCAGCGCGCGCAATTCTGCCACCAAGGCAGAGTTGTCGTTCGCAACGACCGGCATGGCTGGGATACGGCCGGCATTGATCGCGTCCATCAGCGGTAGGCCCAGCGCGCGCACGGCCGCGGCCGTCATGACGTATTCGCCGTTCGAGAGCAGCGTCGGGATGGAGTCGGAGGTGCCGGTGCCAGGCCCGGTCACATAGCCGCCACGCGCATACGTGCCCCACAACGCGCCCGAAATCGTATATTGCAGCGAGCTGCCGGGGCTCATGTTCTGCGAGGTGTTATAGGCGATCGCATAAGTATTGTAGACGATCTTATTGAGCGCAGTGAGCATCGAATTATTGACACTCACTGAGATCGTCTCGCCGCCGCCACGCGTGGCGGTGAAATGCAAGAACGTGTTTGTAAATTGTGCATTGAGCAATTGCAGTTGCGACGAAGAGGTCGCATTGAGCTGCTTGATCGCATCGAGCAGTGAGTTCGCCAGGTTGACGCCGCTCACCGTCTGGGCGCCGTTGGCCGTCGTCGTCACGGCGTTCGGGCCGACGACGTTGCCGAGAGTCCCGGCCGCGGCCGCCGCCGAGGACTCCGTGGACAGTCCGGAGGACTGCAATTGTGCTTGGGTGAGCAAGTTGCCTGTCGTCGCATCGCGCGAGAGGCCGAGCGCTGCAAGCTGCTGTTGGGTGAGTAGCGAGGAGACCTTGGCGTCCGTCGACAGCCCCAAAGCCGAAAGCTGAGCCTGCGTCAGCAATCCACCGACCGTCGTATCCCGCGACAGACCGAGCGCGGAGACCTGCTGCTGTGTCAGCAGCGTACTAACCTTGGCGTCGGTCGACAGACCGAGCGCGGCAAGCTGTGCTCGGGTCAGCAGACCCGATGTCGTCGTGTTGACAGCCTGCGTGCCGACATTGAGCAGATCCAGCCGGGAAATCGTCCCATCGCCGTTTACGTCCAACGTGTCGAAGATATCGGCCAATTGCGTGTTGGCGACCTCCGACCGCGAGAGCAGGTTGTCTCCATTCGCGTCGAGCGCCTGCAGGACGGCGTTGGCAATATCGAGTCGGCCCCGCATTGCCTCAGTATTCGAGACGACGCCGTCGCCGTTGGTATCGATGCGATTAAGCACATCATTGCCAGCCAATTGCGCGGTCAAGATGCTGTTGAGCGCATCGACCATCGCATTGGACGATGCCGCCTGGTTCGGCAATTGGCCCAACGCATCGAACACGCTGTTAAAGATGCTCTGGTACTGCTGAGACGAGCCGTAATAAGCCTTCGCCGCGTCGAGATAGGCCTGCGAGTATTGCGTAATACCGCCGAGCGCAGTCGTGTCGCCGCCCTGCGCCAGCGCGAGTTGCTGGTTGAATTGCGTGCCAGCTTCCGACATGCGGTCGACCGGCGACAGGGGCGAATTTGACCCACCGACAAGCTGATTAAGATAGCCGCGAATGTTCGCCGTCGCACTCGACAGCGAGGCCAAGTCCTTTTGCAAGGCCTGCGTCTTCGACTGTGCGTCCGCGGCTGCTGCGGAATAGGCATGCAGCGTATTCCCGAGCGCGTTGGTGAGTTCGGGAAATTGCGTCTTGAGATCGTTGAAGGCCTTGCCGGTCAGTTGCGCGCCATCGACAACCGACTGCGCCGAGGCCAGGAAATACCGATTGAGCAGATGCGGGTCGACCCCTTGTGTCGAGAGGTCGTGCACCTGTTTGATCAGATCGGTGATCTGATTGAGATAGTCTTTGCCATTGAGCGAGTTGAGTTTGCTCTGAATGTCGGCAGTGCTGGCATCCAGAACGCCGGTCGCAGCGTGCACCACACCGGTCAGTTCCGGAAACTTCTTAATCAAATCGTTGAACGCAGGACCGATCAAGCCTGCATCGTCGACGATCTTTTGCGCGGATACCGACAGGAACTTATCCGAGAGCCCCGACGACAGTCCTAGAGCAGCCGCGTCTGCGCGCGACTGTGCTGCCTGCTTGACCGCATCGGAAACATCGTTGAGATAGCCCTTTCCGGACGCGGCATTGATCTTGCCCTGCAGATCGGCCGTGAAACTCTCCCGCATGCCGACGAGCGCCTGCGTCACTCCGGCCGCGATCGCCGACGCCGCCTGATCCGCCGTCATGCCGAGATCGACAAGCGCCTGCTGCAGCGCTTTCGCGGTGCCGTGCATGGCCTGCAGGTTCTTCTGCACGTCCGACAGTGGCTCCTGCGTCTGCAGGAGCGACAGTATGTAATTCTTCGCCGCCGCGACCGCCTTTGGCACATCGGAGTCGTACAGCGCATGCCAACCGCCGGCCTGCGACTGCGTGTCGGAGATGAACCCTTCGACCGAATCGGCCAGGCTCTGCACGTTCTGCACGGCGGACACGAACGGCGAATCCATGCCGAGTCCGCTGTTCAAGGCATCGATCACGGCCTGCCACGAACCGAGGAACGACTTCACCGCGCGTTCGGACGACTGCTGCATAGCCTTTTCGGCTTGGTCAATCTCCGGCGGCCTATCGGCGCCATGCGCGTCGGCCTTCTGCAGAATCGCCTGCCAGAATTGATCGGCCTGCTGCTGGATATCGAACAGGCTCTTTTGCAGGTTGCCGAGCGGCTGGCCTTGGGCTTTGCCGAGGAAGTCTTTCCAATCGGCTTCCATGCGTGCCCAGGCCTGCTTAGCGGCTTCGACCTGGGCGCGATGGGCTTCCTCTTCGGCTTTCTTTTGCTCCGATTGCCCAAATAGCATCGACAGACCCATACCGGCAGCGCCCAGCCCGAGCGACACCGGGTCAAAGCCAGACAGCCCGCCGCCGGAGAACAGCGTCTTGATCCCGGACGTAAGGTTCTGCTGTCCGAGCGACATCAGTTGCCGCCCGACATCGCTCAATGCGCCGCGGAATGCGACGGCCGAGTTCTTGCCCTGCGCGATCGCGTTGGTGAACGAGGTCGCGAAATTGCCGGCCGCATCAGTCAGGTTCTTGAACAGCGGATCAGCATTCGCGATGGCCGTATTGAACGTCTGTTGATCGATTGCGCCCTGCTGCAGCTGCTGGCGCAGTTGCAAGACGGTCAGCTCGTATTTTTGTGCCGGCATGGCGAGATCGCCGAGCGCGGAAATCTTATTCTGCAGCAACTGAATGTCCTGATCGACCTTCAGTCCTGCCACGGCGCGATTGAACGTCTCCTGCGTGATTGCGCCGGAAGCCAGCGTAGCGACCAATGCCTTCACCTTGGCGTCGTATTGCTCGGTGACCGTCGCCGCCGAACCGAGCGCCGCAATGGTCGCCTGAGCACGGTTGGATTCTTCCTGCGCCCGCGTGTAATTCAGCAATGCCTGTTCGGCCTGCTGTGTCACGGCCACGCCAGACAATCGCGCCTGCTGGATTTCGATCTCTTTCAGACGGACCTTTTCTTGGACGGTCGCCATCTCGCCCAGCATCTGGATGTGCTGCGCTTCCAGTTGCAGCTGGTGCTGGAGATCCTTGTCGTTGATGGTCGGATTGGAAGGAGGACCTGCCGCGCCCGGATGCCCGCCCGGACCGAAAATCGCGTCATAGAACGAGTTTGCCGTCCCCTGGCTCATCTGTGAGCCGAAATACGTCAACAGCGATCCCTTGCCCGCGCCAAGCCCCTGCGCGGCGCCCTGCATCATCTTCGCGAGCCAGCCCGTCCCCTTGTCGATCAGACCCTGCAGGCCCTGGGCCACCTCAATGATAGTGCTCTTGCTGTAATCCTTGAACGCCTGCCAGGATCGCGACCACGCAGTATCGAACTGGCGCGCACGCTCGATCATTTCCTTCTCGGCTTTAGAGCCGAAGCCGTTCGCCTGATCGGCCGCATCGCGGATGGCGTCGCCGCCCTGGCTTAGGTACTGCACCCATTGGAACGTGGCAGGTAGGCCAAGCTGCTTGATAAGGCGGTATTTCTCCTCTTCGCGTGTGGTGTTCGCGATAAGGTCGGCCGCCTTGGCGAGATAGTCGGTGAAGCTCTTCGCCTGCACGCCGTTCGCACGGAACAGCTCGGCCATCGAGCCCAGCCCATGCTGCGCATCGCCGACGAGATCGCCGAACCGCTCCATCTGTTGCAAGAAGTCGCTCTGTCCGATGCCGGCGGAGAGCGCAGCATTCGACTGCAGCCCGTGCAGCTGCTGGATGGTTGCGCCGATACGATCGCCGAGGTTGGCGAATTCGATCTCGCCCGCCTTGATCGAATTGTAGAGCAGATAGAACCCACCAGCGATCGCGGCCGGAATGCCGATCATCAGCGTCATCGGCGTGAGCAGACGCGTGAAGACGCCGATGCCGTCTTTCAGCGCACCGGTCAGGCCGCCCGGACCGCTCGCGGCGTACGTGAGATTGTTCATCTCCATGGCAAGCGCCTGCGTCGGCGGTACGCCCTGGATGATCATCTCAGTGAAACCGCGAACCGAATGCTGGGCGGCCATCGCCTGTGTCGATAGACCTGCATGCGCCGTCGCGGCGGTATTCAATGCAACGACGTTTGTATTCACCTTCCCGTTCACGTCGGCAACGATCTTGGCAAAGTCGGCATTGCCCTTTCCGGCAATGTCGGACGCAATCGCGACCATGCCGAACTGCTTCGTCATTCCCTGGTAGATCAGCGCCGCCTTTTCGCCAGAAACGTTGCCGAGCTCCAGCTGCTTCTGGAGGCTATTCACTCCGGCATAGAACTTCGCCGCCGAGCCGTAGCCATCGATATAGGTCTTCGACAGCCGGCCGATCGCACCGCCTGCATTGCCGGCGGTGACATCCTGCTTCGCCAAGGACGCCGCGAGATCATTGCCGGAGGACACGCCGCGCTGGTCCGCGGCGACCTTTTCGGCCATGCCGCGGGCATAGCCCGACGCATCCATCTCGGCGCTGACGCGCAGTAGTGACAGCTTAGTGGCCATCGTGCTGCTTTCGCTTCCGCTCGTCTTCCTTGGCCTTCTCAGCCTGTACGGCGAGGTATTCGATATCCATTTCGCCGATCAGTCTCTGCAGGATTTCAAATTCTATTCCGCGGATTTGATAATCCTGCGCGTAGCGGCTCACCGCCTGGTAGTAGATCGGACCTTCCCCGCCCATCGCGCCGATGAAGCGGTCGTAACGCAGACGCTGAAACGCGGCCCAATAGAACAGATGCTCCGGCTTAAGCTCCGCTTCTTCCGGCCGCGCCAGTTCCTGCTCGCGGCCGGAGAAGTGCGCTGCAGCGTCGGCATCCTCCGCGACGAGATCGGCCAGGAAATCGACTTCGGCCTTCCGCTCCAACTCGAAGCGGAGGGCCGCTCTCAGTTTTTTGCGGCGTCCTCGACGAACTCGGTGTTGACCGAAGCGAGCTTGCCGGCCGCCCATTCGACCTGGCGCACGAGATCGCGCCATTCCCAATCGCCAAGCATCTCGGCGGCGAGATCAGCTGAATAGGCCTCATCGAAGCCATCCCAGTCGACCAGGATGTGCTCTGCGTAGAGTTTGCCGAGCGCTGGAATGAGGATGTTTTCCGGAACCGGCGCGTCCTTGTAGGACCGGCCCAGCCGGCGGAAGAGCACCTGCCGCGCCTTGGTGTACTCGGGGTAATCGATCGGCCGCACCTTCAGCCGCACGCCGAGCAATTCCTCGAGGTCGACCCATTCGGCATCGGCGCCAGCGCCGCGATTGAGCGACGACAATTTGACTTTCTTCGGAGCTTCTTGAGAACTGGTGGTCATTGGTGGTTACCCTGTCCGGATAAAAGGCGGCCGATGCCGGACAACACCGGCCGCCGGTTGCGTCAAAGACGCTCTCCGCCCACGGGCACCAACCCGCATTGCCGCCACCAGACGGCTAGGACGAAGCTCATCTCCTGCCATGTGTCCGCACGGCAGGATCTTAAACGTCAGCGCTCTCGCGCCGATCACTCGTAGTACGGAAGCCGATCGAGAATGATATGCGCGCTCGTGGTGTCGTCGATCGATGCCTGCCAGGAAGCGTTGAGCATGACGTCCGTGTTCTTGCCGGTCGCCTGCGGATTGGCGTCGCTTCGGATGATGGCGCGCGGGACCTGGAAGATCAGCGCTTGGCTGTTCTTCTGCACGCGTGCGTTAATCGCCGTGGCCGTACCGTTGTAGAACTTGGCCAGAAGCGAGTTGTCGCCGAAGTAGGTTTCGATCTTGCCGGTGACGGTGCATTCGCCCTCACGCACAGCAACCGGCGACGTCGAGCCAACATCCTCGACCTGTCGCAGATTGTTGTTGATGGTGAAGTCGAACGACCGCGCCCAGTTCGGCGAGGTGAGTGTCGACCCATTCTCCGCGAGGCGCCCGACGTTCGCGTTCGCAGCCATCACCGCGTTCGTCGTCGCAGCATCGGGCGAAGCATCAAGCGCCGTGGTCGACTGCGAACCGCCCATGCCCATGAACGCGGCCTGGCCGGTGACCTTCTGCTTGGACGTGAAGGTGTGTTGCAGCGTGTTCGCGTGCATGCCCTTGGTGATGATGTAGGTCGGCACGCTCTGACCAAGGAAGCCGCGCTCGATGGTGAGTGAGGTCTCGGTTGTCCCGTTCTTGATCTGGTCGCCGAACCAGACCTTGATCGTTTTGCCGGAGCCGCTGTCAGTCGCCCACGAAGCGGGCAGGTTGTCGAGCGTCAAGGCACCCGCCTGGATATCGGTCACGCGAGCCCAATCATTGCATGCCGCGGTGGCGAATTTGTCGCCGCTCGCAGATCCGCCGATCTTGATCCACTGCCCGGAGACAAGACCGAGCGTGGTGAAATCAAGGACCGTCGAGCCGAGGCCGTCGGCTGTCGCCGTAATATCGCCGGACGCACCCTGGAAGCCGACGACCTTGAGCTTCGCCGTACTTGGAGGAGCGGCTTCAGCAGTAAGGTTCATACCCGATCCGACGATCGTGGTGCCGGTTGATGAAGCGACTTTGAAGACCTGATTATTTTCGGCATTGGTGAAGCCGGTGGCGCGGACCAAGTGCCCATCCACCACTGCGCTGCCACCGGACGACACGACGTAGGTATCGGTCGTCGTGCCCGCATCTGTGATGACACTGTCGGCAGTCCCATCATTGTCAAAGGTCGGCGTATTCGTCCACGTCGCCATGAATGCGGAGCGATAGATCTCGGAGAGAGGAGAATTGTCCTCCGGATAGCTCAACTCGAAATTGACCGAGCCGTTTGCGTCAAGCATGGTCAGGGTTGGATCCCCAAGCATGCGGTCGGAACGCAATTCCTCGGAATCGACGTAAGTCGGGTTCAGAGCAAGAGATTCGCCGGTCACCCGCATGATACGCATGCGCGGCGTATTCGGCGTCGTGCCCGGCGTGGTCTCACGGACGAGCGCGACCTGCGTACGGTTGGCAGAGGTCATTGCGGAGCTCCAATGTGTGAATGCGCCGCGTCGTCACGACGGGCTCTGGATGCCGGTCATCGATCCCGACCGGCGAGGAACGCAGCTTTACGGATGAATGCGGACGATCAGGCCTCGAACCTGCGCCACTCAATCGACACCGAGATACGCCACCAGGCGCCCGTGTCGTCGGACTGCTCGCCGAGGCCGATAGAAGCGTCGAGGAATTCCAAATTGCCGTCGAGCAGCATCAGCCCGCGGAACAGATCGGCCAACTGCTTGCAGTAGCTGCGCTGATCGCGTTCTCCCTGCCCTGTCGCCACGAAGGTGTGCAGCCAGAGGATGCCCTCTTCGTCCCAGCGGTTCTGCGCCTGCACGGCCGCTCCGATCGACTCCTGCGCATAGGACGTTCCAGTCATCTGCACCGCGATCCACGCCGAGCCGTCAGCTGGCGGGAAGTTTTCGGTGCCTTCGTTGGGCCAGGCAATTTGCGTCGCAGTCCACGACCCGCCTTCATTCGGGTCGAGCACGCCGCGGATCGCGTCATAGACCTCGCGCGAGGCCATCGGCTCAGATGTCCTTGAAGTTCAGTACGAGCGCCGGATAGGTGACCGGCTGGCCGGCTTGCGTGTCTTTCTGCAGCCCCTTCCGCGCGAACTGGCGCACGCCCTTGGTGAATACGCCTTTCAAGATGTATCCGCCGGGCAAGGTGATCATCGTCTTCTGCACCTTGATTAGTGCTCCATAGACCCGCTGCACGATCTGCCGCGCATCTTCCGCGACGCCAGGCGGAACGCTCATGGTCATATGCCCGACTTCAATCTTACGCGCATACGGCTGGTCATTGGTGATCGTCACCTGCGCGTCGATGGGTATCGAGTCGAAATCGGTCACCGGTTCGCCATTCACCATGGCGAACCAGGATTTTTTGAACCGGCCAGAGCGCTCGGGCGAACGCTTGACGAGGGTTTCGAGCGCGAATGCTATGATCTCAGGCCACCACGAGAATTGATACACGATCGGCCCCGGAGGGATCACAGAATCTTCCGGTGCACCTTCGCGGCCATTGACGAAGCGGTCATAGAGCGGCGACCCTTCCCCACTCCCGATCACCGCGGCCAGTTCTTCCTTGGCAAATTTTGCGAGCTCGGCCGCGATAGCATCAGGCGCGAGGCCACGCGTGGCGACTTGCAAATCCTGGGCGGAGAACTTCAGCCGGGAGACCATCAGCCGCGAACCTGAAGCTCGATCGCGATCAGAACGCCCTCAACTCTCCGCGTGGAATCATCGGCCGCGACGATTGCCAGTTCTTTCCCCCTGACCACCAGCTTGTCTGCATTGGTGATCGGCAGCGCCAACCCCCTCCCCATCAGATCGTCGGCATAGATGATGGCCTTGCGATCGCCTTGCTGGATCGTTCCGACGAGCTCATGCGGCTCATAGCCGACGATGCGGGTCCGGACGTTCTCGATATCGAAGCGCGGTCGGTTCGCACCGGTGCCGGTATAGCGGCGGATGGTGACGCGCTCTTTGAGAGCGCGACGGTAGCTCGCTTTTGTGGCTTCCGCGTTCACCGCGCATTGACCCGTACGGATAGTGAGGTGTTGCTGGCGTAAGCGCCGGTCGACGTCACCTTGACACGAAAGCGGTCGCCAAGCAGGCCATCCACGCAGGTATCGTCAGCCAGCGATCCATCCGTCGGCGTCACGGGTGACGTCACCGGCGTGAGCGCGGACAGATTGAAATCCTTCGTCGCCGAAGCCGTCGTGAAGGCTGCACAAGCGATGTCCACCCACGTGCTGCCCTGATCGAAGGATGTCTGCAGATAGGCCTTGCAGCTCGTCCCGCCCGAGCCATAGGCGAAGCGAAACTGCACCGCGAGCGCAAACAGACCATCCAGATCATCGAGATACGCGACGGCTGCACCTGCATCGTCATTGCTCGACGTGATCACCTCGCCGGTCAGGGCGGTCGTGAGCACACGATCACCGAGATTCTTGATTCCGGGATTGTCCATCGCGTTCAGTCCTATATCAAATGGGCGCCGCCCTTACTCATAGACTCGCAGAGTGCCAAGCAGGTTTTCCATCGCCGCGCGCAACACCCTGCTCGCATTGTCTGAGACAACGAACGATTGAGATATGACGCCGGGAAGTTCCTCGCTGCTCATGTAGAGGTTGTTTTCCCCGAGCGACCAGAGGTCCCGCAGCCCGAGCAGCACAGACTGCTTGATCTGCGGCGGCATGTTCGCCTTGGCATAGCCGGCCTTATATTGAATTCGCACCGACTCCGGCGCGCAGCGCACCGAGGATGGCCACGAGCCGTTATAGGGCGGCACGAGATAGGACTTCGCCTTGCCGCCTCCGAACAGCCGATAGCCGGTGTCGACTGCGAGCGTCTGCGCGACCCCGTCGGCGTCGTCATAGGTGACGCTCACGATCTCCATCAGCGGCGGATAAGGCAATTCGATCGCGCTATGGAAACAGTCGAGCCGCAATTCCCAGACCTGAGGGCAGAGCGCGCGGCCGAGCCAGCCGCCGCCCGCCGGGTCGATCTGCGCGACCACGGCCGCGATGGTCGCCTCGACGAAATCGTCGAATTTCGTATCGGTCAGCCGCAGCTGCAGCTTTGCTTCCGCGAGCGTCACGACCTTGTCGGTCGGCGCTGTAATGAGGTGCAGCGACCAATTCGGCTCACGCAGATGGTGATGATGATGGTGATGCATGCCGCGTCAGCCTTGCCGCCTGCGATAGATCGTCCGGATGCCGAGATGACCCTTGCTGCTGTGCACGATGCCGTTGTGCGTCTCTAGCAGCGTGAAATTAGGCGCGAGCACCTCGCGCGGATCGATGGGCTTCATGCCCGAGCGCCTGTCCTTGATCACCAGCCCCGGCAGCGCCAACACAAGCATGTCGTCGCAGAGATCAGCGAGCGCACAGAGTACGTCCCGTGGCCGCGCCAGCTTGTGCAACACGTTCATGGCCAGCACGATCTTGAACCGCGGCAGCGCCGGCCGCGACGCGCGCCAGGCGTCGAACTCGTCGAGATCGCAAACCTCGAATTGCGCGGGATAGCCCTTCATGATCTCGCGCGCCGTCTCGAGGTACGGCTCATGCTTGTCGAAGCCGTGCAGCGCGGCCGCGCCACCATGGTCGATCAACCACTTGCCGATCAGCCCTTCCGCACAGCCGAAGTCGGCAACTGTCGCACCACTGGCATTCGCAAGCACCGTGCCGAGCGGTTTGATCCGTTCCTTAAGATCGCGCTCGCCGTTCTGCACGCTCGGGATGATGAACCAGCCGTGTTTGGTCACGCCGCGTCCCAGGACAGGATGTAATCGCCGGCCATGACCTTGCGCACCTTGGCGCCCCAGGATCGCAGCAGCGTCACGGCGTCAGTCTCTCCGACACCGAAGAACTGCGCCTTGCCGGGCTTCTGCTCGACGATGATGCAGGGCCTGTCCCGGCGGATGGTTTCCTCCGCGCCCTTAAGGACGAAGAGCTCGTAGCCCTCGCAATCGATCTTGATGAAATCGACCGCCTCGACATTGAGCGAATCGAGCGTGCGCATGGGCACGTCGATTGCGACATTCGCCTGATCGGCCGGTGCAAGGAACGTATCGCCGTGCGAGCCCGGCGTGCCACAGCGCAACGCCACGATGGCCTCCCGCTCGCCGAGCGCAAGCCCGTGCAGCGCGGCGTTCTCGATGCCTTCCATGTTCGCACGCCAGCATTCCGAATATAGAGGCACCGGCTCGAAGGCATGCACCATGGCAAAATCCGCGGCCATGTTGCGCGACCACTGCCCGATATGGGCGCCGACGTCGATTGCCTTCCGGCGCTCGCGCACGAACTTGAGCGCCGCTTCATACTTGGCGAACTGATATTGCAGTAGCCCGTCCCGCTTCTGGTTCACCTTCAGCATCCATTCCGGCAGATGCTTCTCGCCGTCGGGAAAAAACCAGCCTAATTGCTTCTGCATTGCTCACCGATTGACTGCCACAGGAGACCTCGACGCATCTCGTCCAGGGTCCATTGATTGTTCGCAAGCCGCGCCGCCCATGCTTCACGCACCTGCGGAAAGACCGGCCGCTCGATCGCAGTCAGGTCGTTCGATCCCATCGTCAGCCCGGCACACGGCCCGGTGCAGAACACCGGCACGCCGGCCAGCGCCGCGAAGACCGCAGCATTCGACACGAAGGTCACGACCGCCCAACATCCTTTCAGATCATGTTCCAGCGGCCTCTTGACCGCATCGGCCTTCCAGCGCACGCGCAGCGGCCGGTCCGTATACCGGCGCAGCATCTCGACCGTGCGCGCAATCCACTCGCCTCTGGCGAAGCCGTGCAGCCCGAAGAAGACCTCCGAATTCGGGCAGATCAGGATGTGCGAGCCGCTCGCGCGCCAGTCTTTGATCGGAATGTTGAACCGCCGAAACCGCCGCGGATCGTCGTCACCGCTCGCACCATCGAACTGCATCGCATTCCGCGCGCAGCGGAAGTATTGCCCGCGGCCGAAGAAACCCTTGTCGCCGTAGTACCAGGCCGGCACCCGCTCCAGCGCCTCGATGAAATAACCCCAGAGCTTCGGCGAGCCCCAGAACGCGAAGGGCTGCGAGGGATCGAATGGGCCGCCATGAACGACACGGCCGCCACATCCGATCGCGAAAGCCCTCGACCATTTCGGCGAGGTGACGCCGCAATCATCCGCATAGACGTTGAGGGCCATGCAGGATCAGGCGACCGTCTTGAGCGCGATGAACGCCGCCTCTTCGACCTCGTCGACCGATATCGCCCGCATCGCCCGCTGGCAGTGCTCACATGGATTGAACGAACCGCAGGCCTCCGCGCCGCCGGTCAGATTGATATGTGTCTCGTATCCCGTCACCTGCGGCGGGATGAAACCGCCGAACAGCACCACACCCGGAATGCCGACCGCGGCCGCAGCGTGATGCAGGCCGCCCTCCGGGCCGATATAGAGTCTCGCCCGCGCCAGCGCGGCCAGTGCATGCCGGAACGTCGGCGCGGATATGCCTTCAACCCCGACGAGTCGCTCGCCCTCCGGATAGTGAAACTGCTTGACGCGCAGGCCCTTGGCGCCGAGCCGGTTCGCGACGTCCTGATATCGTCTCAGCGGCCATGTCTTGTTCGCCGCCACGGACTTGTGCCGCGGCACATTCGGCTCGATCAGTATGAAGCTCTTCGGCAACTTGCCAGCAAATGCGATCTCGTCGGGCGAGAAGAACATCTCCCCTGGCATTGGCCGGAAATCATAATTCCAGATCCAGCGATCGCCGGAGAATTTGTTATAGAGCCGGTGCCCGACATAGAACGGCACCCATTCGAGATCGCTCGCCCGCCGCTCCGCCGGCCGCGCGATATTCGGATTGTCGCGGAAGACGAGCGCGCTGTGCTTGTCCCAGATGATCCTGCGTCCGTCACCAAAGGCGATTTTCTTGCTGCGTGCCTTGGCGCCACGGGCAAGCCCCGTGGCCATCAGATTGTCACCGAGTCCCATGCCGATCAGGCCGCGCGCTGCGCCCCGCGCGCCAGCCGCTCGCGCCATGACCGCCACTCGTCGGCATAGTCGTCGTTCTCGTAGCCCGGCATGTCCGGGCAGCCGGCAGTGAAATGCACCACCTTCGGATCGATGGCCTTGTCGCTGTAACGCACCAGCCAGTTCCAGACCGGATCGAGCGCGCCGATCTCGTCATCCTTGAGCCAGCAGAAGCGATGCAGGTCACGGCCGGGCACGCTGTTGACGAACTCCGGCGTCAGCGCCGCATTCGCCCGATGGCCGCAATTGAAGATCATGAAGGACGACCAGTTCTTGCGCGCGTAGAGCGTCTGTTCCTGCCCATCCATCTTGACGCCGGGCGCCGGACAAAATTCATGTTGCACGCAATAGACGGCCTTCTCCGGATCGAGACTCTCGAACGCACGGGCCAGGTTTGCGCGCGCGAGCATGTCGCCATCCATGAATAGCGCCCAGCCGGCAGAGCCCTGCACGAAACACGGCGTCTTCTCCCCGAGCGGCTGGAATCCGACGCGTGATTGCGAGCGCGCAAGATAGGGCACCAGGAATCGCGCATTGGCATGCTCGGTCGACATGGCGGCGTCCGAGATCACGTCCCACATGATCGACCGATCGGCCGCGGACCTGCGCCATTCCATCGGCCGCGTGTAGAGCCCGGCGGCCTTAAGGTCGTCGAGAATTACCGCGAACACCGGAATTTGCTGCGTCAGGTGGCGTTCGACCGACGCCCGCGCAATGGCGAATGACGTGAACTCGCGCGGGTCATAGCCGATGAAGATACTGCGATTCATGCAACCACTTTCATTTTTTTAAAGCGCCCAGCGCTTCAAGGTCTCTTCCACAGACGCCTTCTCGAAACAGGTCAGTGCGCTCTCGCTGGACGCATTGACGATCTCTGCACCCATGCCGGCGACGACAGGCGCTTGCGAGGCGAGCGCGCTGCGCCAGCGCGCGTAATTCAAGTCCATCGGATTGCGCATACCGGGCCCGACATTCGGCCCATACCAGTGCGCGCCATTTGCGCCGTGGAAGTCGAAGCCGATCAGAAGGACGCGCCGGACGCCGAATTGCAGCGCGAGATTAAGCGCCTGAAACCCCGAATTGCCGCCCGAGCCGATATGCCCTGGCTTGTCGAATAGCAGCTTGTCGCAATCCTCGACTTCGATCTTGTGCACATCGCGATAGGTCGCGCAGACCGCGGTATCATGCGCAAGCTTGACGCCATCAAAGTCGGGCAAGCCCTGCTTGTTCTTCCACCAAGGCCCGTCGCAGCCATAGACCACATCGGCGAACGGGCAGAGCCGCACGTTCTCCTTGATCGCTAGGACCGGGAGTCGCCTTCGGAGGGCCTCGACTGGCGCACGCGCGGCGCTCGGGCCTGACGCGACGATGGCGCAGGCCCCTCCCCGCCAGTCGAGCCACCAGCTAAATCCAAAGGGCCTTGTTCTGCCGCCTTGTTTTTGTGCGCGCCCGGCAGCGACTGATTCTTGACCGGCGGCTCCATGCCGTTGCCAGCCGGAGCGGTTGCCTTTTCCTGCACCCGATAGGCAAGACCGTGCGCCTCGAGTTCATCGGCGCGCTTGGCGTCTCGCGCGATGAATTCGCGGCCGCGCTTGACCGGGCCTTCATTCGCGCCGGCGAAACCAAAAGTCTTGAGAGCCTTCATCCTGATCATGCGACACACTCCTACCCTATACAAAAAAGGGCCGGATTGCTCCGGCCCTTTCCGTATCGTTTCAATTACAGCGACGATCAGGTAGCGGTATCGAAGTCGCCGTGCACAAAGCTTTCCGGCCGGTAGATCGCCAGAGCGAGCCGTTCCTCGGCGCGCAACGTCACCATGTTCTTCTCGAAGTCGTCGCTGTTCTCGGTCGAGAGCAGCACTTCGACTTCCATGCGGTCGAAGATCTGCGCGCCGAGATTGAAGGCGCCGACCAAGAACTCCGTGGCCGTCATCGACTGCGATTCCACCACAGGCAGATTCCAGAGGCGCGGCGTGTTACCGTCCTGCGGGTTGCCGATGATGTAACGCTGCTGGCCGTCCTTGGTGAGCTGGATCTTCGCCCAGTCCGTCGGATGCAGCACGATGCCGGTCGCCGGGAAGTTGGCGAGGATCACCTGCAGTATCGCCAGTCGGATGACGTCGATGTTTGTCTGGTTCGTCGGAACGAACTGAGCATCGAACGCCGAAGCGCTGGGGATCAAGCCCTTGATGTGCACGCCGGTGCCGTCGCCGGTGAGCAGCTCCGTCTCTTCGGCGAATCGAAGGCCGTAGCGCGCGCGGGCGTCGATATAGGACTGCAGGGCCGGCGCGTCGTCGAGGATCTGGCGCGACGCCTTGAAGATGTGCGCGATGGTGCGAACCGGCGCGTTCTTCAGGTCGAAGGTCAGATCGGACTTTGGCTTGGTGGCGCCTTCGGTAACGACCGCGGCGTTGTTCGTGAAGCCCGTCTCCTGGACGAACTCGACGTTGCCCTGCACAGTAGTGCCCGGCGCCAGGAGGTCACGGATCACGAGTGGACGCTCCGGCGGCATCACGATGCCGGGAACGCGCAGCACGCCGGTCAGCGAGGTCTCGGGCGAGACGCCGGAGCCGACCGTGCCGGTGACGTTCAGGATGTCCTTGCGGGACATGGCGACCCGCACGTTGCCCTTGCCCTTGAACGACTTGAACGCGTCGCTTTCGATGAACCGCTGGCCCATCGACTTCGGCTGTTCCGGCTCGCCCTTCTCGCGCTTGGCTGCGAGCGTCTGCTCGATCTCGACGATGCGCGCGGCGGTCTTCTTGTGTTCCTCGACGATCTCGCCGAGCCTGAGCATGGCGTCGTCGACGGCCTTCTTGGTCTCGGCCGTACCGTCACCGAGATTCTTGACTTCCTTCTGGAGGATCTCGCCCTTCTGGCGAACCTCATCGGCAACCTTCTCGAGGTTGGCCGCGGCTTTGGTCAGGGCTTCTAGCTCCTGATCTTTCGTCTTCTCCGTCATCGGAGTGATTCCTTGTTTCTGTTAACGGGAGAACGCCTCTGCCGCGGCGGCAAGCCGGGCAAGAACGTCATTGGTTTTCGCCTCGTCTCCCCCAGACTCACTCCGGATGGCCTTCGCGTAGCCGATAGAGGCGATCTGTACGGCCATGCTCTTCGGGACACCTGCCTCGCGCAGGATGTTCTCGAATTCCTTGCAGGGCATCGGATCACCGTCGCGCAGTCGCCGCGCCAGCAACTCCAATTTGCCCCATGACTGTTCGCTCTTGACGACGTCGACTGCGGCCCGGCGATTGGCCGGGAACGACACGATCGAGCACTCCATCAGGTCGAGCTTGATGAGCTTCGTCGGATCGCCGTTCTGCCCCGGCTCGATGTCGATCTCGTTATAGCCGATCGACATGCCGCGCACGGCGCCCGCCTTGAGCAGCGAATAGACCTTGTCCGCCGTGGGCACATTCTGGCCGATCAGCAACTGCCCCTTCGCGTAAAGGCCCTTGCCATCATCGTGCAGATCGTCCCACACGCCGATCGGCTCGGCGCTGTCGTGCTGCCACAGCATCAGCGGATATGCGCCTTCGCGCTGCTGGCGCGAGAGACTGTCGGCGAATGCGCCGGGCATGACCACTTCGTTATAGGAGTCGCGGTTGCCGAAAACGCTGGCATAGCCCTCGATCGAGCCAGCCGGCGCGTCAGCCGCAGCCTTCGTGACACTGAATACGAAGTCCTTCGTCTTGATCATGGGACTTGTCCTTCGGCAGGAACCGGCGGCGCGTCGACGCCGATGGGTCGCGGGATACGGCCACCAAGCCGACCGGCGTCGGTGAGCGGAATCAGCGTCGAATTGACCAGCAGAATGTCGCCGCCTTCGAGAGCCGAGCGATTGGCCTTGCGACGCCCCTCGTTCGGCGTCATCTGGCCGTTCTGGATCATCTTCGAGAGGAATTCGCCCTTGGCGTTGAGGTCCGCGCTCAGCATCGCGTCGCGGTCGAACTCACAATAGAAGCGCACACGCTCTTCCGGCGTCAGAAGCCATTTATTGCAGGCCTTCTCGATCCCCGTCAGGTGAGAGTCGAGACCCATCGTGCGCCAAGCATTGATGATACCCTCGACGCCTGTGCCCCACATCGTTTGGCCATCGCCGGCATGCCCGGCAAGGATCGGCGGCGTGCCCATGAACCGGCAGATTTCCTCGACGTTGAAGCGCCGGGACAGCAACATCTCCGCATCCTTCGGCGGAATGTTGATCGGCTTGAAGTCGAACCCGTTCTCGAGGATGCCGTAATGGGAGCTGGCATCGTTGCCGGTGATCGGATCGATGAAGGTCTTCTTAAACTCGGCACGCTGTTCAGGCTGCAGCCGCGGGCCCGAGAAAAACCCGGACATTCGCAGCCCCTGGCTGAATGTCTTTCCCGCCGATTCTTCCGTCGCCAGCGTGATGCTGAGCGCCTGACGAGCGGCATCGAGCGGAGAGAGTCCGACGTCGCTCTTGCCGAACGTGAAGCCGCGAATATGAAAGACCTTATCCTGCGGCAGCCACTGGATGGCCCCCGTCAGACGGTCACGGTAGCGGTACCAAAGCTCTCCAGGACGATGAAACCTGTCCGGCACCGTATCGAACGGCAGCGGCTCCAAGGCAGCGAGCGATGATCCCACGTATCGCTTCTCGGCATAGGCGTTGCCGAGACCTTTCAGGCAAGCCGCAAGCCCTCCCCAGAATTCGTGTGTCGTCTGATCGATATTAGGCGACGACCCGATCAGTTGTGCGACGGGATGCTCACGAACCTGCGCGCGATCGTCGTTCGCTTTTCGCTCGTAGAACTTGAGTGGCAGCGTTCCCGTGATGCCGGCATGCAACTGAATGCACGACCACCACGCCGACAGGTTGAGCGAATTCTCGATCGTGACCGTCTTGCCGGCCCAGTTATCGCCTCCATAGAACGTCGACCAGAACCGGCCGTCGCGGAGCGAAATGACCTTGCCGATCCACGAAAGAAGGCTCATCCAGAAATCCCTTCCTCCGCGCTGTCAGGTCATGACGGCGTTACGGAGCCAATCGTTAAGGTCGACAGGGTCCGAATTGTCGCTGGCGGCAACGCCAAGGGCGTTCACCAAGCCTGCGATGCCGTCGATGCGGCCGTTCGACTTCGCCTTTGTCGGCTTGATATTGCCCTGGGCGTCAGTTTCGACAGCGACGGCTTGCGCATGACGGCGCAGAAGCGGATGGCCTCCGTGGTGGAGACCGTTGCTCATGACCAATCGCTCAAGCTCTTTCGATGGCGCCGATAGCGACACAAAGCCCTGACCGTACAGGACGACAGGAATTCCCTCTTGCTCAAGCCGCACTGCTGTACCCGTCGCATTGAAGCGATCAATGGCAAGCCCGCCCTCATACTGCTCTCGCTTCGCCGCGCCGTAATAGGCGATGCGAAACTTCTCGGCGTCGTCAAGGATTTGCTTTTCGATGAAAGCGTAGTCGACGACGTTGCCGGGCGTGGCGAACAACGCCCCCTCTTTGACCCATCGGCCGTATGGAAGTCGGTCGCGCTTTTCGTGTTCCCGGACGAGATCAGCCGGCTTCCAGAAGCGCGTGAGGACGACTGGAATGTCGAGTCCGTCCTGAACTGGAAACCACCAGACCAGCGCCGACAGATCCGTCGTCGACGAAAGGTCGAGACCGCCGAAGCACTTCTTGCGGGCCAGTCGCGCGGTGTACTCCGGCGCATTCCACTCGATCGGGCCCTTGCAGTGATCCCAGCCGAAACGCTTGCCTGTATCATCGACCGAACTCAGGGGAAGCCAGCGAACCGCCTGGTCGGTCCAGATATTGAGCCGGTAGCGCTTGAAGTCGTTTTCGAGCCGCGGCAGTTGCCGCGCGCGCCTGAAATCCTCAAGGAAGGGTTCGACCTTGACCGACTTGCCCCAGTTCGGATTGGCTTTGCGCCAGGTCTCTTCCTTGCTCCAATCGTCGTCTTCGCTTGGCGCGTAGATGACCACGAGCGTCGAGGGATCGTCGATATCCCCCGTCAGGATCGCCTGGCACTCCTTGTAAACCTCTTCGCCGTGCGTGCCCTTCTGGCCGGCGGTCGAGATCAGAAACTCGATCGGCTGGCGCCGCGCAGCGGCGCTGTCATGCACGAAGGTGTAGAGATCGCCGTTCGGCCATTCATGGATCTCGTCGCCGACGAGACCCGACATATTCAGGCCGTGCTTACCCTTGGGCTTGCCGGACAGCGGCCGGAACGAGGCGTTGAGGTCCGAGGAGTAAATCGCCTTCGTCAGACATTCCAGCTTCGGTGCCAGCGTCGGCGAACGAACGACCATGTTCGTCGCCTTGGTGAAGACGATGCGCGCCTGATCACCTTCCGAGGCGATGGAGAACACCTGGCCGGCGGGTTCGCCATCCCCGACCAGCGCCAGGATTGCGACGCCGGCGGCGAGCTCGGTCTTGCCGTTCTTGCGCGCGACCCAGACATAGCAGCGCCGATATCGCCGCGTGCCGTCTGCGCGCTTCCAGCCGAACAGCGGGCGGATGATGTCGTGCTCTTCCCACGGCTCGAGCACGAAGGGCCGTCCGGCCCACTCGCCCTCGCTGAACACAAGGTGTTCGGGAAAGAACCGCGCCGCCCTTCCCGCCGCGCGCTCGTCGTACCAATACGGACCATCCCGCCAGACACCGCCGTCCCACCAGGCCTTCGGATATCGCGCGAGCGCCTTCGGCTTGGCAGGAGCCGTTACTTCGACCGTTGCCGACATGCTTTCAATTCAGGAAGCCGACCGGCGACTCCGTAGGCTCGGCTGGCTTGGCGGCATCGGCGGCGGGATCGTCAGGGCGCTTGCTCGGCGGCACAGCCGGCACGCTCGGCATGGCGAACAGGTCGCCCGAGACACCGGTGTTAGCGCGCGCGATCATGATGCGCTGGCGCTCCGCAGGATTGAGGCCGAACCTGTCTTCGAACGCGAGCATCATGCGGTCGAGCCGATCAGCCATGATGAAGGCCGGGTCCGCGCGGCGCACGGTGCCGCTGGCGGTGACGATCTCGTAGATGTCGCCTTCCTTGTCGAGACGCTTCTGGTAGCCGATCCAGCGCTCGTAATGCTTGCAGTAGCGAGCGAAGGCATCAACATCTGCTTCGGTCAGAAGCTTGGCGGCGCGCAGCGCCGGCGCCCGCCGGTCGAAGATCCGGCGCGCCTCCCCCTTTAGCCACTTGGGCGGCACCAGACCGCCGGCGACAGTAGGTGCTTCCGGCAGAGGAGGACGCGACCGGTGCGGGCTGCGCACTGCTTCCTTCTGCTCACGCACGATCGCTGGTTCTGGTCGTCGACCACGGGGCATCAGAAAAAAAATCCTTGGAATTCATCGAAAAAGTGCGCGGTGC